AGGACAAGAAGGCCAAAAAGAAAATGGCTAAGAAGATTAAAAAAGCTTCGAAGAAGTAATGCCTAAAGTTGGAAAAAAACATTTCCCCTATACCAAGAAGGGAAAGAAAGCGGCGAAAGCTTATGCCAAAAAGAAAGGCAAGAAGGTTAAGGTTAGTAAATCTAAACCCGCTTGGATGAGGAATAAATAATGGAAGTAACAGTAAATAGAACTTGGACTACATTTGAAGAAGATTTAAAAAAATTACTTTCTAATAAAGATAAGCTTGTCGACAAAGAATTAAAAGACGGGCGAAATCAATATCAAGTAGAAATTCAAAAATTAAAAGATAAAATGAAAGCCTACCAAAAGGGGGGCGGTGAAGGTTATGTTTCTTTTGGAAAATTATTAAAAAATGTTAAAAAACAGGAACGTGAAGGAAAGTTTGATAGAGGTGCTGAAGACAAAACAAAAAAGAATCTTCGCAAAAAAATGATGGATAAAAAAGATTTATCTAAAAAGGGGGCAGTTCATGCAGGAACCCAAGGTGATAGGGAAGCAGAGCTTCATCAAAGAATAATGGATGATCCTGAAATAAAAGAAATAGAACAAAAAGCTAAAAAGCAAAAAAGTATACATGGGTCACGGTAATGGGAAACCAGAAAAAAGTTTATGACAACCCAAAGGACGCGGCCAGGGATTTGTTTACGATTGGTGGCGCGGCCATTATAAACAAAACTCTGCAGACCCCGATTAAAAAGGGAAAAGAGAAAGCGGCGAAATGGGTTGAAATGGCTCCAGGCGGTGGACAAATTTTGGAAGCTGCCAAGAAATTAAAGAAGAAGGGTTTCTATGCCGAAGTGGACCCCTTTAAGAAGAAGGTGGGATTCGGATGGAAAAAGGAATTTGGTGGTTAGAGTTAAATTAACAGGAGATATTAGTATGGTATTACATCCAAGATTAGACTTATATGATCCAGATAGACCAATTGAAGATTTATATCAACAATTGATTATTTGGGGAGATCAAACATATGTCTGTCACCTTAGAAGATAGAAACGCTGCCACAAGATTAGCGATACAACGATCACGAAAAGATTTGTTGGCATTTATTATGCTGATGAATCCTTCATTCAGTGTGGGCCCTCATCATAGATTATTATGTGATCAGCTTATGCGAATTGAATCGGGCAACGTTGACAGGCTCATGGTTTTTGTGGCTCCCCGTTCAAGCAAATCTCTTATAGCATCTACATATTTTCCAGCATGGGCGCTCGGACGCAATCCGTATTGGCAGGAAATTGCTGTATCTCACAGTGATGACTTGGCAACGCGCTTTGGACGGGCCATTCGTGATATCATTAATACTGAACAGTATAAGCATATTTTTCCACAAATTAATATTCGAAAGGACAACCGTGCGGCAAACAGTTGGGGATTGCAGTATAAGGGAAAGGAAGCGGGATCTTTCCTGGCTGCGGGTTCTGGATCAGGCATAGCGGGCTTTGGTGCCCATCTTGCCATCATAGATGATCCGATATCCGAGCAAGACGCTTATTCAAAAGCTCGAAGGGACGGTCTTAATGAATGGTATTCCTCTGGTTTACGCACAAGATTAATGCCGAAAGGTAAAGTAGTTATTGTTATGACACGCTGGCATGAGAATGATCTGGCGGGGCATCTATTATCCCTGGAAGATGACACTCCCATGGCGGATGCCTGGGAAGTTGTGCGTATTCCTGCCTTAAATACCACGGAATCCTTGGAAATTCTGGATAAAGCTTATGAGGATTTAAAAAAACAGGGCTATTTATCCAAGAAATACCCTAAATTAAAGCTGGGCAACTCATTTTGGCCTGCATCTGACCATGATGATGGCTTTTGTTGGACAACGGAAGAGATAATTCGCACTAAAAACAACACACCTTCCTTTAAATTTGACGCATTATACGCTCAAACTCCCACAAATGAGGAAGGAAACATAATAAAACTGGATTGGTGGCAGAATTGGGACAATACCACCCCGCCTGAATGCGATTATATCATACAATCCTGGGATACAGCCTTCTCAACCAAGACATCTGCTGATTATTCGGCGGTAACTACGTGGGGAGTCTTTAAATCGGGGTTTGATATACCTAATTTGGTGCTATTGGGGGCGGAAAGAGGGCGTTGGGATTACCCAACACTGCGTGAAAAGGCAGTTAAGAAGTATGAAGAGCATAAACCTGATTCCATACTGATTGAGAAGAAGGCATCGGGCCAATCCTTGATTCAGGACCTGCGAATGACGGGATTACCCATATTTGAGTTCCAGCCTGACAGGGATAAGGTAGCCAGGGCCTATTCCATAACATCTTTGTTCCACAATAAACGTGTATATGCCCCCTTTAAGAAGGATTGGGCCATGGATGTCATAGATGAGGCGCGAACTTTTCCAACAGGCAGTCATGATGACTATATGGATACCCTTTCACAGGCTTTAATATGGATGCGCAATGGGGGATATGTATCCCATACCAAGGATACATGGCTTGACAAGAGAGAGAAAGAGATCTATAATAGAGAAAGTAGACGTTATTACACATAAGGGGATATATGGCGATTGAAAAGAAAATAGATTTAGAAGAGGAATTGCAACCTGCAGTTCCCCTGCCGACTAATGCAACGGATGTAACGGCAACACCTGATGGCGGTGCTGAGATTACATTAACTGATCAGCAGCAATTGGATGAAGCGGAAGCAATGGGTCTTCTTGAAGAGGATACACCAGACGCTACGCAGTTTGATTCAAACCTTGCGGAGTTCATGCCTGAAGAGGATATTCAAAAAACGGCAAGTGATTTGGAGGAAGGTTTTACAAGGGACAAGGATTCCAGGCAGGAATATGATGAAATTGCGGAAGATGGAATTAAGTTATTGGGATTGCAGTATGATGATTCAGCAGGATCATTTCCAGGATCAGCGGGAGTTACACATCCTGTATTGGCGCAAGCGGTAGTAAAGTTTCAAGCGAAAGCTTACAAGGAATTATTTCCGACCGAGGGGCCTGTACGCACCAGAATCATGGGCGTACAGACTCAACAAAAGTTGGAACAGGCAAACAGGGTTAGGCAGTTTTTAAATTGGCAAACTCAAACTCAAATGCCAGAATACGGTCCCGAACTGGATAAGCTATTATTTCATGTAGCATTGTACGGAACAGCATTCAAAAAAACTTTTTGGGATATGTCACTTCAAAGACCATGTACCGAATTTGTTAAAGCCCAGGATTTTTTTGTGGATTATTACGCAACCAATTTGGAAAGCGCTGAACGGTATACGCATAGATACTTAATGTCAAAAAATGAAATTAAGAAAATGCAGCTTTTGGGAATGTTCAGGGATATTGATATTGATACTGATTATAATATAAATGAAACAGGGGCGAAGGAATTAGAGAATGAAGTAGTGGGTGTGACAAAGCCTGCAGACAATGATGAATATACTTCCATTTTGGAAATACATGCAAACATAAATCTTCCAGGGTTTGAGGATGAGGATGAATTAAAACTTCCATACATTGTTCACATGACGGAAGATGACCAGAAGATTTTATGCATTAGAAGAAACTGGGATCAGGAAGATCCTTTAAGAAAAAAGAAAATGTATTTTACCCATTATACCATGATACCTGGTTTGGGTTTTTATGGTTATGGTTATATACATTTAATCGGCGGATTAACAAAAACAGCTACCTCCTCTATGCGTCAATTACTTGATGCGGGTACCTTTGCGAACTTGCCAGGTGGATTCAAGGCACACGGTCTTCGTGTCCTTGCACCTGACGAGCCCATTTCTCCAGGTGAATTTAGGGAGGTAAACGCTCCTGCTGGTGACTTGGGAAAATCTTTACAGATACTTCCTTTCAAGGAACCATCACAGACTTTATTTAACTTAATGGACTATGCGTCCAAACTTGCATCCCAATTTGCCGATGCCACGGATAACGTAGTGGACCAGGCAACAAACTATGGGCCCGTGGGTACAACCATGGCCCTGCTTGAGCAGTCTTCGAAACTGTTCAACGCTGTGCATAAACGTCTACATTCAGCACAAACAAAAGACCTGCGAGTGCTCACTCGTTTAGACAGTGAGTACCTTCCAGATTTGTATCCCTACGAAGTCGCAGGTGGTGCACAGCAAGTGTTCAGGCAGGATTTCAATCTCAAGAATATTGATGTCATACCTGTATCCGATCCTAACATGCCAACAGAAGCACATAGGATTGCGAAAATAAACGCTATCATGTCTATCGCGCAACAGAACCCCGCTGCCTATAATATGGAGCAGATCGGAATGGAACTGTTTGCTGCGATGGGCGTGGATGAACCATCACGTTATTTAAAACAGCAACAGCAACCTTTCAGTTCAAATCCCATTACGGAAAACATGGCCTCTCTCAAGGGGGCACCTCTGGAAGCCAAGCCTGACCAGAATCATGACGCGCATATTATTGTCCATGGAAAGTTCATGGAAGATCCCGCGTATCAAAATCCATCCGTGCAGCAGCTTTTAATATCTCACATACAGGAACACCTGGCTTTGAAATATCAAATAGAAATGGCGCAGATGGTTCAAGATCCACAGGCACAGCAGGCAATCATGGCACCTCCGCAGCAGCAACAGCAAATGCCACCGCAGATGCAGAATCAAATAGCGCTTATGGCGGCTAACGCGGCGGACAAGGTTTTGAAACTTGATGAGGAGAAAGCCAAGATAATGGCAGGCGAAACGGAAGATCCACAACAGGAACAAATAGAGATACAAAAACAAGATTTGGCCTTGCGTGCGAAGAAACAACTTGATATAATGAAGATGCATAAAGACAAGATGGATCTGGAGGAAACTAAAATAATTGTTGATGATGAAAACAAGGATGAGGATCGTAAACTCAGAGAAGCGGATCTTGCGGTGAAGGCAACGAATGACGCAATGAAGGACGCGGAAAAATTAATCTATGCAACGAGGATGAAATAGTGCCATTAACTAAAAAAGGAAAAAAAGTTATGAGTGCTATGAAGAAAAAGTATGGAAAGAAAAAGGGCACTAAAGTATTTTATGCTTCCCGTAACAAGGGACGTATAAAAGGCGTAGAGCGCGGAAAACATTAAGGAGGAAAATGTGGTTGCAAATGCTATGAAGACTAGAAAAGGAATGGCTATCAAACCTGTTTCTACAAAGAAAAAGGGTAAGAAGAAAAAGCCATCCAAATCTAAATCAACTAAACTCAAATACTAGGAGGATAAATGGATATTTGGACAAACAGTTCTAGAACTAAAAAAGGCGCTATAATAGTTGCTGTCGTAGTTGTAGGATTTCTACTTTGTAAATGGATGGGCTGGATATAACGGCCTTGCATTAATGTAAAAAATATGATATATTATATTTTTTAGGACTGCCGAAAGGAGTCGAATGAATCTTGCTTTAACAAGGAGGTTATTATGAATAAAGCATTATCTATTTTTAACCAGCTTAGACCCGTATCAATAGGGTTTGATGATGTCTTCAGTCACTTCGAAAGAATGTTTTCTGATGAGTTTTACATATCTGCTGGAAATCACCCACCATATAATATTGTCAAGACTGGACCTGAAAAGTACAACATTGAAGTTGCGCTTGCGGGATACGGTAAGGACGATATAAACGTGGATTTCGCAGAAGGTCTGTTAACCATAAAATCCGTCAAGGAAGAAAAGTCAAATGAGAAAAACGGTATACTCCATAAGGGTATAGCGAAAAGACATTTCTCCAGAACTTTTACAATTGCGGATGATGTGGAAATAAAAGACGCTGAGTTAAAAGACGGTTTGTTAAAAGTATTTTTACGCAGGATTGTTCCTGAAGGTAAGGAAGCTAGACAAATAAAAATTAACTAAACAACATGGGGGCATGTAAAAGTGCCCCCTTTTTATAAAGGAAACTAAAACAATAAAATGATTAACGGAAAAATTAAGTGGTTCAATCCAAGAAAAGGATATGGATTTATACAAAACGAAAAAGAGGGAAAAGATATATTCCTTCATGTGTCCGCTTTGGAAAAAGCGGGTATTGACACTTTGCAAGAGGGGGAAGCTGTCTCTTTTGAAATAGGTGAAAACAAAGGAAAAGACACGGCTATTAATATTAAGAAAATATAACTACTATTACTTACGGGAGATACAATGGATGCACATACATTAAAGACTAATTTGCTTAAGGTATTGGATGAAGCTATTCAGGTCAATAAAGACCAGATAGCGGGTCCAGGCGCTGAGGATTTTCCCACATACAAGTATATGTTAGGAATTGCTCATACCCTGGAGGATATGAAAGCCAGGGTAAGAGACGAGCACAAGAATCTTTACAAACAGGAGACATTATTCGACAATGACAAATAAATTACCAAAACCCACGGGTTACAGGCTTTTAATCAAGCCAAGAGAGGTATCTAATACAACAAGAGGTGGTATTATTTTAACTGATGAATCAAAGACAGCAGCTAAATTTTCATGCGTTATATCAAAAGTAGTGGATATGGGCCCAGAATGTTATCTGGGTATGGACAGATCCACTATGACTTGGTGTAAAAAGGGTGATTGGGTATTAACGGGAAAATATGTAGGACTTAAGTTTAAGTGTGAAGGGGAGGATTATTCCATTATTAATGATGATGAAGTAATAGCTCTTGTTCCTGATCCTGATAAAATATCCGCTAAGTAGACTTGCATAAAATCTATATATAGTGTAATATATTACATAAGCGTATAACGCGGATCGCAACCGAAGGAGGTCTAGATGATAGACGAAGACAAAAGGGAAGAACAACTTGAAGAAGAAGAAGAGATAGTTGTGGAACTTCCAGACGAAAAATCTGAAGATGAGGCGAAAGTCAAGTCTGAAGAGCCTAAAGATACCAAGGCTCCAGTTGTAGCGGAAGAAACTGCTGAACCTGAAGAAGAAGCTGAAGAGGAATCTGAAGTTGAGGATGAAGAGGAAGTAGAAAAATCTGAAGATACAGAAGAATCCAAAGATAAAAAGGTATTTGGCAAGCGCGCTGAAAAACGGATAAAGCGACTTGTTAAGGAAAAAAAGGAATTAGAAGCCAGGCTTCAG